GCAACATACTGACCATTTGAACCTTTAGCAGCGGCCATCAAATAAACGTCCGCAGGATTCATCAATATCGCGTTTGCCATTGCTTTAGAAGCGGCAATAGTCGCGAAAGAAGCTAAGATACAATCCCAATAATTAGGGCTTGCAACTTCAAATCCAGCAGGGATGTTCGCATCCGTTTGCGCGCCAGTCGCCAAACCGAAAAGATCTACGCCTGTACCTGAACCAGTCAATAACTGCGTGTCCTCAGTATTGTAAAGCTCTTGTGGTAAAACATACGAAAGGTAACCGCTCAACCCCTGAAGGTTATCCAACATTTGCTGAGATACGCGGGCGAATCCTGCAACAACCTGGAAAGGATAAGTGGCCAAAGAGATATCTTTGTCGATCTGAGCTTTTGCGCTTCCCTCTGTTTGGTTAGCAGCAGCACCCTCTCCACCCGTTACACGAGGGAACATAATAGCGTTACCACTTCCAGCAGGAGCAACGCGAAGGATAGACCTTACGCGGGTCTGCTCTTCCAACTCAGGAAGGATTGGCATATACTCATTGTCTACAACTTGGCCAGTAGTACTACCAGAGAAAGTCATGTTTCCAACCGTTTTAACGCGGATGTCCTCGATTGAGAAAGAACGCTTTGAGTTTTTAAACTCTTTGAAATCTGCGTTGTCCTCCAGCTTCTTGGTTAAAACGCCCTGAAGTGATTTCTCCCATGCCTTCGTAGAGTCCATACCCTGACTCTTCAACTTTTGCAATTCAACATCTAAATTGTCAAATTGTCCTTGTGTCTTGGTAAGCAATTCGTTGAACTCTCCTAGTTTGGCGTTCAATGAATCTTGCATACCTTTTGTCAACTCTCCTTTGGTTGACTCGATCATTACGTTAATTTCTGATTTTAACGCTTTCAACTGTTCTGTTACCTCCATTTTTATTTTATTGGATTATGGTTAAACACTATGCCACAACTTCACAAGATCAATCGGCTCCTTCTCTTCTGAGTGCTTTTGCGGCTCTTCCGTTGTGAGTGATTTTAAAAACCCTTCGATTTGTGCGGCTTGAATTTCTAATAGTTGGCAGCTCTCGTCTGAAAGGTTGCCATTTCTCAACATCTTTTGCATCTTCGCCAGCTTTTCAACGTGCGACTTAATGCTATTTGTCTCGATGCCCTTTAATTCCGTTACGGGGGTATCTTCATTCGCTCCCCATAACACGGCTGAACCTTCGTAAAGTTTTACCTCCGTGTAGGTTTTCGTACGCTCCCAGCTCGGCTTGTCATCGTCATTACTATTGTAGGCGAACTTTACAGATCTAAACCCTACCGAATGCTCTGTAACGATTCCCTCCGCGTAATAAATCAAAGCATCCTCCGCAGCCTTTACCCCTTTGATAAGTTGACCCTCGAAGTAAAGCCCGAAGGAATCCTCTTTTAACATGGTGAATTTACCAATCGGCTGAGCAGTATGGTTCCATAGGTATTGAATGCGAGGCTTCGCGCTGCCTACTCCATTTTCCTGAAGAGACTTTGCATAGCAGCCCATCGCCATTATATCATTGTCGCTATCTACGTTGCCAAACTTGGAAAGGTAGCCCGTTACTACTCCTTTTAAGCTGTCTACGTCCTTAATTGCGCCCTCCGAAAGTGCTTTGTACAACATAATGATGCAAAGTTATAGTTATTTTTTATTACGGAATTAGATCCTGATTATTGACCCTTAATTTAACCGCGCATCGGCAGTTGCAAACATTACTCGCACCCCCGTTATGATCGCCCGGTTGCATCATCGCAGCACCACCCACCACAAAAGGAATCGTTCTTAGCACCTCCTGACCATCTGCGGCCCTATGATCTTCACGAACTCTTGAATCTAATCTTGCACTCCAAACCTTCACCGAAACAATGCCGAGTTCAGACTCCATCGAATCCGCGCCTAACATCATTCCTTTGTTGGATGCCCCTAATACCTCCGTTCTAGCTATCAATTCGCTGCGCCACTTGTTGACCTTGCGCCACTCTATCGGGATGCGTTTTTCTAATAACTTCATCGTGTTCGGAATGCTTAACCCTTGATCTAAAGATTCAGCAACGGTGAGCTGTACCAATCGCAAAGCCTGCACCCCCGAAGTCAAGGTAATCGTAGTTATGAAGGCGGCCACTTCATTTAAGACGTAATTCGCCAACTCTTGCGACCATTGGAACTCGAGTTTATCGGTAACATTCTTTTGCGCCTTCTTCGTGTATTTCTTTTCCGCAGCCTCGTAAATCCAAGAAGCGAAATCTATCCCTACCTCTTTGTATAGCTTGTCAAAAGTCGCATACATCCCTTCATCTCTTATCAATGTCGGGATTGCAGCCTCAACCTCTTCGGGGGTGTTGAAGGTTTTGATAGCATACATTATCGGCTTTAATTGCGCCTGCAATTCATCAAAAAACACCTTTCGATAGTTTCGGATGAACTTCGCTTTCTTCTTTTCTACCTTAATCTCGTAAAGCAAAGTAATCGCTTTTAGCGTTTTGCGCCTCGATCACGGGATTGACTCCCAATAAGTCTAAAGGCACCAATGTTGAAGGGAAGTAAATCTCATCCATCTCAGGCTGAGGTAACGGCTGATAGCCCATCTCTACCCTCTTTTGATTCGGTGTAAGGTAGTAAGCCCTTTCTAGCCATGCCGCCATTTCCTTCTTATCAGATTGCAGTTCTGGAATGTTATTGGTGTACGCCCTGAAATAAAGGTTTTTGTTCTTGTCGAACTTGGGAAGAACGAAACGATTAAACTCTCCTAAAACCCGACTAACCAATGGCAAAGCGGCATCCGAGTATAATCGCTTGCGGGCATCGGGCATATTGTTATAGGTAGTCGCTTTGGTGCTATTGAATAAAATGCTGTCCACGTGGTAAATGTTACAAGCATCTACTAGGGCCATCTCCTGAAGTTCTAAAATCGCTAAATCAATCGGTGAAAGCCCAAAATTCAAATAACCTAAGTTACCACTCGCAACGGCTAAAGTTCCCGCTCGATTCGCCCCGCTTAACTTTCTAAGTTTGTCTTCAAGCTGTCTTTGTTGGTCGGCACTTAATCCGAGTCCTGCGCTTACATCTTGCCCCTTATCGTAGACCATGCCAGGAGGACCCATATTATCCAAAGACTTCTTATGTGCTGTATAACTCGCATTACTCGCCTGAACACTTTTATACGCTGCTTGGATTGGGCTCTGCCCGTACATCTCCACGCCTGCACCCCAAAGATATTGAGAGGCTTTAACGTGCATTACCTCCTCCGCCGTGAACTTTTCGTTTCCCCAATAACTCGTGCCGTTTAGCGTGTAACCGCTTACAGGTGTAGACATGTTGCCAGATAGTACGCTAATGTAGGGCGCAGGTAAAACAAACATTTCATTCGGTCTACCTTTATTATTCCCCGATTTTGGCGATAAGAAATAAGAGTAGGTATTGCCCGTTAATAAATAAAACCCGTACAACTGCTCAAAAAAGGCTTCTTTCGATTGCTGTTTGTTCGGGTTGTAAATGAAATCTAAAACGGGATGCGAATGGATTACTATTTCCTCTTTCCCCCTTTTCTCGACTAATTCAAAGTCAACCATTGATGCCTTCTGAGCAATCAATGAGGCGATGCTATAAATGTCAACGCTTTTTTGGTAGCCTTCTTTTACATAGTTTTCGGGATTGTCAGGTTGCCAAACTGGGGAACCATCGCCAACCATCGCGAATTGAGCCGCGAATAACTTATTGAAAGCCTCTTCAACCTTTTTTGCCGCTCTGTTCTGGAATAGAAAATCTAATATCATATGTGTATTTCCCTTTTCTTTATTGTGTTCGCGTATCTCAGCGCATCCATCAAATGGTTATGTGCATCAATCGGCTTATCTGTCGGCTTTTGCGTGTTTTTATCCAAGTCCCATGCATACCAACTCACCTCCTGCCAAAAGTTGCCCGAACTTTCAGAGGCAAAGATAGTTAATGAAAGCAACTCGTTTATCCCTGCCCTTACGCTGTCGGGTCCTTTCTTCACCCCTATTGCCCGAATGCCGTGTTTGTTTAGCTCAATAATGCTTCGCGGTTCTGAGCTATCACAAATAACAATGTCTTGCTCTTGCACCCCTGCCGCTTTTAATCGCTTGGCTAAGATGTCAATCGTCAAACTTTTTTCGTAGATCATCTCTTCAACGTAGCGTTTATCGTTTTTCATGCCTAGCTTTACGCATGCGGTTGGATCGGAAGAAAAACCGAAGTCCAAACCGTAAACGATTGTCGAGCATTCATTCCATTCAATCTCTTTAACCTTTTGGAAGTTGCGGAAGATTTGCCCCTTCCGTCCTGCCGCCCTCTTTCCCTCGCCATAGACTGCCCAGTAGTCAGGGTCTATCTTTTTGAACCTTTCGATTTCCGCAATGATAGTGTCGGGAAGGTGGGGATTGTCAAGGTAAGTCGTTACTAAAGTCTTGCAGTCTTCCCTCGTTTGTACATCGTCATAAATCCAATGCTCAGGGTCTGAGGGGTTGAAATCGAGAATACAAAAGGCCGTTGTCCTGAAAAGTAATTGATTGAAGCCCTCCAATGTTATTTCGTTGGCCTCGTTTATAAATACGATATCCCTTTTTCGTCCTCTTATCTTTTGCGGTTGGTCTAGAGATATGAACTCAATCATGTTGCCCATCAATTGATAGGTTGACTCGGTCTTATTATGGTTCCTTTCGCTATACCCGTTGAAGTCGCTAAGTATCTGGAAGAAGTCGCGCATTACCGAACCTCTTAAGCTCGGATAGGTCGCGCGGGCTATCGTTATGACCATCCCCGCATTTTGATACGTGTAGCACAATTCGATAAGGAATTGAATGACGCTATAAGTCTTGCCCGATCTGGTCGAACCTTGAAGAACAAAGATTCGGGTTTTTAAATAATTATCGCGTAAAAATTTAAGATTCGGATTGACCTGCATCGGCTGCCTTCATCCACGGGGGGATTGTTTGGTTTATCTTTTCGCCATCGGTGGTTACGTCTACCTTGTCGCCATAAACTCTTGGCTCTTTCATTTTAGCGGTCCATCGGTAGTGTTGCGCTAACTCTCTCGCCCGCGCCATGTCAACTTGTGTGGCATCGCTCTTGATCTCTTTCAATACCTCCTCAGCTTTTTCCGCATAGATGTCCGCGCTTTGCTGTCTTGCCGTTTTTACGCGCGCGGAATGTTCTTCTTTGTTTAAAAAGCGGTGCATTTGGCTAACAGACTTTAATCCAAAGTGCTCGGCCATTTGCCTATAAGTATAGCCTTCTAAGATAAGGTCTAAAGCCTCTTCTATGTCTATGCTTGCGCTCATGTCATTTACCTATTGGGCAAAGTTACAAATTAAATCTGTCTACAGATATAACTAATTCTTAATTAGTTAAATAATTAATTTGCATATTTTTGACAAATGAATTTACCAACGCCCTATTATTCAGACCCAGAAATTAGATCTGCAATAGACGAAATTCTACATATCAACGCCATTATCTTTCAAAATCTTGGCGTTAATAGCTCTAAAGCGGAAATGAGGTCAGCCCGCGCTAAGGAAAAAGAAAACCTCCGAAGCATAAAGCACTTAGACAAAGCGTTTATAAACTTCCTAATCAATGCAAGCAATGAAAGCTGACCAAATTATCGTGGATTACATCCTTAATCACAAGGAGGAGTTAATTAATAATACTATTTCAAAACTCGGACTAGCAAAGAAAATTGTTGCGGAAAACCCTTCTCGATATACCTCAGCCGATATTGAAAGAATAAGGCGCGCTATCCGTAGCCGATTAAATGCCAATGGAAAAAACAACACATCAAAATTATTATTTGACGCTCCCGTTGTTGATATTGGAAAGCTGGTTAAATTAGGAATGCACCTTCCAGAATCCAAAGTTGAAAAGCGCGAAGAATTTATTATTAAAGGTTCTGATCGCGTTTTGATTATTTCGGATATTCATTACCCATACTACGATAGAGATGCATTATTGTGCGCTCTCGGCTTCGGAAAAGAAAAAGAAGTTGATACGATTATCATCAACGGTGATTTAATTGACTTTTGGCAAATATCCAGCTTCAGCAAGATAGGTACGAAGATGGGGGCGGCTGATGAAGTCCAAGGGGCTAGGGAGTTTCTTTATTGGCTAAGACGCGAGTTTCCCACTTGTCGCATTGTTTACAAATTTGGAAACCACGAAGCCCGCTGGAACAAATATATCTGGTCCCGTGGTCCTGAGTTGGCGAAACTTTTGGAAATGGAATACGGCCAAAACTTAGGGCTTCCTGCTATGCTTCATTGCGAAGCGTTAAAGATAGAAATTGTCCACGAATGGCAATGGATTAGACTAGGCAAACTAACCGTTATACACGGGCATGAAGTAGCTGGTAGGTTTGGCGGTTCTGTTACCCCTGCGAGGGCCTTGATGAATAAAATGAAGGTAAGCGCATTACATGGCCACGTTCACCAAGTAGACACCTACACGGCTAACAATGGAAAGGGCGAGGCGATTAGCTGTTATACTACGGGGGCACTTTGTAACCTAGATGCTGATTATGATGGGACGGCAAAATTAAGATGCTCACACGGATTCGCTTTTGTTCAAATGACGGGTGATAACTTCCGAGTGAGCAATATTAGGATTATTAACGGGGAAATTTATTAGTTGTAATTGCGTTAGTAATCTCGATACCTCTGAGCCTCATTCTTCAAGTCTGTAAATTGTCCGCTCTTCAATTGGTATATTGTTTTCCTCGGCCATCTTTCGGGCTTGCTCCATACCTTGACTATACCCGTGGTCGATGTAAAAGATATGTGCCTCGGCTACTTCAGTCCAAGCCAATCCAGCATCAATACCCAACCTTCTTTCTTCGGGGATTGAATCGTTTAATACGCCTTCCTGAGTGTACAGTAGATGACTGGCTATCGGTGCTTCGCCTCTTCTTAAGCTGTCTTTAACGCAGGCCCTTGCATACTCTAGGTTTCTTTTTATGTTGCCCGCGTAGGGGCTTTCTATTATTACTCTTTTCATTTGGTTTTTGCTTCCTTCCAGATCAATCCACAGCCCGATCTAATGCACTTCCAACTCCCATCATTCATTTGCCTCGCAATTATCCTATCGCACTTTTCTTTGTTCGGGCAGGGTGGCTTGTTGTTTTTTGAACTCATGGCGTCGGTTTTTGTTTGGTTTAAAAAAGGGGTGCAGGACTGCAATCCGTAACACCCCGAGAACTATTTTATGAATGTCAAATATACGCTTTCTTTCGGATAATCGCAAATTGTTTAAATAAAAAAAGGGGCTGCATTACACAACCCCTTTAAACAAACAACAGGTAAACCAAACCCCTTATGATGAAGAGCAAATATACGCTTTTTCTTTTGCCGAAATACTTTAATACAATTTTATTTCATCATTGAATAAATCTCGATACTCCCACCTCTCCTCCTTGCTCAACCTCCTATTCGGCACTTTTTTAATGCACCTCTTAACCACCTTCAGCGCGTCAATCAATTCATCCTTCGCCCACTTTCGAGAGGGGTATATCCTGGGCAAATGCTCTATAAACCCGTAGCCTTCACCGTATAAATTTGTCAACCCGTCAATGTAGCCGTTTCTATTGCCCTCCCTTTGCCCGTTGTCGTAAGCAGATTGCGCCCAGATATTATGCAGGTGAAAGCGCAAAGCTGGATGCGTTGACCTTGCGAAAAAATGGCCGGCATGAAATTGGCATTCTATAACACCCGAAGAGATGCACGGCCAGCCCCTATCTATCGTGCGGACCAGTAGATTGATTTCTTCCTGTAAGATCGCTATCCAATCCGCATGGCTGCGAATGTCCACTTTCATTTGCTGGGTTTCTTTCTTCCTCTTGGCCGCTTTTCTTTTGTTGGCAATGGCTATCGCGCACAATGGCGAACACCAGACGACTAGCGTTGAATTTCTATTTTCAATAATCTTTCCACAATTGTTGCATTTCTTTGGGCGCATTGGCTATTGTTAGCTTGGTGTTGTAGGCAATTAATCCGCTTTACTTGATTTTTTCACCTTTCTTTAATCCTATTTCGCTTATTCTGCTTTTTGTAACATTTACTAAATTATTGGTTAAAGTGTATTCATTGTAGTATGGATTGCATTGTTTTATTACAACTATTGATTTTTTAATATCGGT